GACGCAACGTTAGTTTTACTTGATACTCCAATTTATTTAATGGAAGGTGATGTACTTAAAGGTGGAGCGAACGCAGCATCTGATCTAGATTTATTCGTATCATATGAATCAATAGACGACGCGTAGGAGGTTTTATAAGCTATGGCTAATGGCGGAATTATAGGACCAACAAACAAAACGTCTTTTGGTAAAAATACAGTCACAACCAAAACATCCTCAGGGGATATTTCTACACAACCAGGAACAACACAAATAGAATATTTAGTCATTGCCGGAGGTGGTGGCGGTGGAGGAAATGCATGTAATGGTGGTGGCGGTGGAGCAGGTGGTTATAGAAGTTCTGTCGTCGGTGAAAGTTCTGGTGGTGGGTCATCTGCCGAATCAATTTTAGAAATAACTGCAGGAGATACTTTAACTGCAACAATTGGAGCTGGTGGAGCTGGTGGAACTAGTAAATCTTCTGCAGCTACAAGTGGAGTTGACTCCTCGCTTGCAGGTCCTAGTATAACAACCGTTACATCAACTGGTGGTGGAGGTGGTGGAGGACACGTAACTAATGGTGCAGATGGTGGTTCTGGAGGTGGAGCAGGTTCTAATAATGCACCTTGTGGTGGAGGAAGTGGAACAACAGGTCAAGGTTATGGTGGAGGTAGTTCTGCCTCTTCACCCTCTGCTGGTGGCGGTGGTGCTAGTGCCGTTGGAGCAAATGGTGGTAGTCCTAACCCTGCTGGTGGTGGAGCCGGTGGAGCTGGTGTAGCATCATCAATTACAGGAAGTTCAGTCACAAGAGCCGGTGGAGGTGGTGGCGGAGGATTTATAGGTTGTGGTGGTGCAGGTGGCTCAGGTGGTGGCGGAAGAGGTGGTAATAGTAACACTGATGCAGGAGTCGCTGGAACTGCTAATACAGGCGGTGGCGGAGGAGGTGCTGGAGATGAACCAGGTCAATCCTCTGTAAATGGTTCTGCTGGTGGTTCAGGAGTAGTTATCGTAAAAGAATTAGATAAAGCATCTGGAGTTTGGTCAATGCAAGAACAACTAGATGCACTTAATGATGGAACATGGCCAAAGTTTTTATTTTCTTTAAATTATTTAGTAGTAGCTGGCGGTGGCGGTGGTGGTACAGGTATGGGTGGTGGAGGTGGAGCTGGCGGTTATAGAGCTGCTGGTTTTGGACCCACTCCATTACAAGGCTCTGCTTTGTTATCAGATGTAGGGTCATTTTCAATTACAGTTGGTGCCGGAGGAGCAGGTGGAACAACAAGTCCAACAACAAATGGTGCAAGAGGAACTAGTTCAGTATTTTCAACAATAACATCTGCTGGCGGTGGTGGCGGTGGTGGTAATACACCAAACGCTGGTCTTACTGGACCAGGAGGTTCAGGTGGTGGTGCAGTTTATAATTCTTTAAATCATCCTACATATTATCCAGGAAATGCAGCGTCTGCAGGTAACACTCCTCCAGTGGATCCACCACAAGGTCAACCAGGTGGAGTAGGTAGTAATCCAGTAGGAGCAGGTAATCCTCCAGGACCTCCTTGTGCTGCTACGACTAGTACTGGTGGTGGAGGTGCAACTGCTGCAGGTGGTGATTGGGATTCAGCTAGACCAGCTGCAGGACCAGGAGGTGCTGGTGCACCAAATACAATTACAGGATCGGATGTTACATACGCTGGTGGTGGAGGCGGAGTTTACAATACATCAGGAGCACCTGGACCAGGAGGAGCTGGTGGAGGTGGAGCTGGAGCACCTGGACCAAGTCAAGGTGGCGGAGTAGGTGTAAATGGAACAGCTAATACCGGTGGTGGTGGAGGTGGAGCAGGAGACTTAGGAAATGGTGGAACTGGCGGTTCTGGTATTGTTGTAGTTAGAGGTCCAAGCGCTGTTACATTTGCAGTATCCCCTGGAACAAATTCAACATCTACACACCCAGGTGGAGATAAAATTGCTACATTTACTGTCTCTGGGACGTTGACTGTAAGTTAAAAATAAATTATAAATATAAATTTTAAGGAGTAAAAAATGGCACATTTCGCAGAATTAAAACAAGAGAAAGACCCAACGGGTTTTACTGATAATACACATTGGATAGTACAAAGAGTAGTGGTTGTCGCAAATGATATAGACACAGCTGCAGGTAAATTAGGTGATAATGATATGCACGCTGATGGAGAAGTATGGTGTCAATCTTTTTTCAAAGGTGGTACTTGGAAACAAACTTCTTATAACAATAATTTTAGAAAACAATATGCAGGTATTGGATTTGTTTACGATTCTACAAAAGATAAATTTTTAGGACAACAGCCTCACGCATCATGGTCACTAGATGACAATGATGATTGGAAAGCACCAATTACATATCCATCAATTACAAATGATGGTCAAGCAGAACCAGAGTGGTTTTACATGATTTCTTGGAACGAAGATAAATATAACGCTGACAACACTAAAGGTTGGGAAGCGACTAAATCAAACGACGAAGCGGAAACACCAACAGTATACGATTGGAACGGCACAGCTTGGGTGTCCGCATAGGAGGACACTTAAATGCCTAGCACAAAAGGCGGATCATCAAACGGTGGATTAATAGGAGCAAAAGCCACAAGCTCATTTGGAAAGTGTAAAGTCACAACCAAAACATCATCAGGAGATATTTCCACACTATCAGGAACAACACTAGTAGATTATTTAGTTATCGCTGGTGGTGGATCTGGAGGTTTAGCAGCTGGAGCAGGTGGTGGTGGAGCCGGTGGTTATAGAAATTCTGTTGCCGGTGAAACATCCGGTGGTGGCGCATCTAATGAGACAAGTGTATCAATAACTGCTGGTGCAACTTTAACTGCAACAGTGGGTGGAGGTGGAGCTGCTTTAACTGGTGCTGGATATTGTGCTTCTGGAAATCAAGGTAATACTTCATCCTTAGCTGGAGGTGGAATGACCACTATATCATCCACAGGTGGTGGTGGCGGAGGGTCTTCTGGACCAGCTGGTCCACAAAAACACCCAGCCACTCCCGGAGGATCAGGTGGTGGTCAACCAGGTTATGTAGATCCTGCCTCTCCAGGAGTTGGTACTGGAACAACAGGTCAAGGTTTTAATGGTGGTTTGGGATATTGTGCCCCTTCAGGTAGTGGTGGTGGAGGAGGTGGTGCAGGATCTGTAGGAGGGAATTCATCTAATCCAGGTAATCCAGGTTGTGGTGGAACTGGTGGATCTGGTGTAGCAAGTTCAATTACAGGATCAGCTGTTACTAGAGGTGGTGGCGGTGGTGGAGCTGTTTATAAAGGAAATTATGGTGTGGGTGGACCAGGTGGTGGAGGAGATGGAGGAAGACAATCCACTCCCGGAATATATCCTGGTTGTGCTGGGTGTGCTAATACTGGAGGCGGTGGTGGAGGTAAATTTGCTTGTGCTCCAGGTAATGCAGGTGGATCAGGTGTAGTCATAGTAAAAGAATTAAATAAAGCACCCGGTGTGTGGTCAATGCAAAGTCAATATCAACTTCAGTCTCAAGGAACATGGGCGGGAGTTGTGCCTAATTTTATTTGTGCCTCTGGTGGTACAATAACAGAGTCAGGAGATTATAGAATTCATACGTTTACAGCTTCAGGGAATTTAGTTGTATGCACGGCGCCAACACCAGGTAACAATGTCGTTTCATACATGATTGTTGCAGGTGGTGGAGCAGGTGGTAAAGGTCATGGTGGTGGAGGTGGAGCAGGTGGATTTAGAGAATTTAAAAGTCCAACTGATTCTTACACAGCATCTCCTTTAGATGGTAACCCAGGTGGATCATCAGTAACCGTAACTGCATTTACAAGTTTTCCAGTAACGATTGGTGCAGGTGGAGCAGCATCAGCTTGTAGTGGTTGTAGCACACCTTTTGCTAATAATAGTGGAACTCCTTCAGTGTTTGGTTGTGTAACATCGACAGGTGGTGGTAAAGGTGGTGGTTGGACAAACGCAGGAGCGACTGGTGGATCTGGTGGTGGTGGAGGTGGACCGAATGCACCTACAACATCAGGTTATGCAGGGAATACTCCTTCAACAACTCCACCTCAAGGAAATAGTGGTGGAAACGGAGTTTCTCCAGGATCAGGTGGTGGAGGTGGTGGAGCTACCGCTTCAGGTGGTAATGCTAATAATCCAGGCACTCCTACTTCTTCAACTGCAGGTGATGGTGGTGCTGGAGCAACAACAAATATTAATGGATCACCGACAGCTTTTGCTGGTGGTGGTGGAGGTGGTAACTCTTTTGCACCTAATTTTGGTCCAAGTTATCCTGGACAAGGAGGGGCTGGTGGTGCTGGTGGTGGAGGTGCAGGTTCAACACTTAGTCCGGGTAATCCTGGACCTCATTGTGCTGCTACTGCTGGAACAGCCAACACTGGTGGTGGTGGAGGTGGTGGAGGTGCCAACTATACTAAAGGCGCTAATGGTGGATCAGGAGTTGTTATTATCAGATACAAATACAAGTAATTTTTCTTTACTTTAAATTTTATTTAAGATATATAATTCCATATAAAGATATATGAACTTAACGAATTATTATTATTATTTTCAATCAGCAGTGCCTGCTAGAATCTGTGATGAAATAGTTAAATATGGAAAATCTATTTCTGACGAGATGGCAGTAACAGGTGGTATGGGTGGTAAAAAATTAAATCAATCACAGGTAAAAGATTTAAAAAAGAAAAGAAATTCAAACATTGTTTGGATGAATGATAGATGGATATATAAAGAAATACAACCCTATGTGCATCAAGCAAACGCAGAGGCAGGTTGGAATTTTGATTGGAATTATAGTGAGTCTTGTCAATTTACAAAATATGAAAAAGGACAATTCTATGATTGGCATTGTGATAGTTGGGACAGACCTTATATAAGAGATAATCCAAACGCTCCAGATCATGGTAAGATTAGAAAGCTATCTGTTACTGTTACTTTATCAGATCCAAAAGATTATAAAGGTGGTGAATTAGAATTTGATTTTAGAAACATAGATCCTGATAAACCTAGAAAACCTGTAAAGTGTAAAGAAATATTACCAAAAGGATCTTTGGTTGTGTTTCCTTCATTCGTGTGGCATAGAGTATGTCCAGTAAAAAAAGGATCAAGATATAGTTTAGTTATATGGAATTTAGGATGGCCGTTTAAATGAGTTTTCCAAAGAAATTAAATTTAGAACAGTATTTTTCTAGTCCTGTGTGGTGGGCTGATGAAACAAAGTTTATAAAAAAATTAAATAAAGCATCTGATAAATATATAAAAGATGCACAAAAAAGATTAAAAAAAGATATAGATAAAAGAAATAAAGAGTTTGGTGACAAAGGTGATATGGGTCACGTATTTCACTCAACATCTTTAATTGGTGATCCTAAGTTTAAACAATTACAAGATTATATTGGGGGCACATGTTATAATCTATTAGATGAAATGGGGTTTGATTTATCTAATCATCAAGTATTTGTAACAGAGTTATGGGTGCAAGAGTTTGCAAAAAAAGGTGGAGGACACCACACTTTACACACACATTGGAATGGACATATGTCTGGTTTTTATTTTTTAAAAGCTAGTGAGAAAACATCTATGCCAGTATTTGAAGATCCTCGTCCAGGTAATGTGATGAATCTTTTACCTGAAAAAGATAAATCAAAATTATCTTTAG